TACTATTCTCCTAGTAGGGTAGCCAAATCCAGTGCCTTAAGTTCATCAGGTGTGCTTGCTCCTGCAATACGACTGTCTGCCGTGATGTCACGCAGAGTTGCCTTCTGTGTGGCAATAGCATCTGCGCCAGAGCCAGACTCAAGAGCCTTCATGTAAGACACATCTAATGCTTCCAAACGTGGCTTGCGTTCAGCACGAAGGTTATCCTTGTGAATGTTTTTAGCTGCTGTCATATCTACTGTAACGGCACTACCTGTAAACTGCCAAGCCTCACGAAATGTACGATCTGTAGGTACAGTAAGGGATGATGCATCACGAACATCCCCATTGATGTTAATATAAGTTGTCATGCTGCAATCCTTTCGTCAGCTTCTTGTTTAATCTTCCAAGCATTTCTAAATGATCTATCACTTGGGACTAACTCAACAGGTACAATCTTCATAATTGTTCTGTTTCCTTTGTAATCCCGCCACACAGAGGGGCAGATGTCTTTCATTATGAGATACTCAATGGCTTCTTCTTCGGTCATAGCACCGATAGGTTTAGCGTATGGATGCTCTTTTGGCTGTCCATCTGGCACATCTCTGTCACGTTGATAGGTATCTATCGGTGGCAAGATGTTGCCCTCTAGTGCGCAGGCCATCCAGTTAGGATCAGGCACAAGCACCTTGGCAGCTTCGTCAGGTGTGGCAGGGTCTTCAAACACTACACGATATTTAGACTGAACAGGGTCAAGACGGCTTTTAGCTTCGGCTAGTCTATCCCATAGGTGTCCGTGGGTCATGCTAAGTCTCCGTGGACTGTGTGGTAATAGTATGTGGGGTCAGTCAAAGTTCCTGCATCATTATAAGACCTACGACCAGTAGCAGACACAGAAACAGTGCCGCCAACATCTGTCAACGCCGCCGAAGCAACACCTTCAACTGAATAACCAACGGTTGAAAAACTACTTGTATAATTTACTTGATACTGTCCCGTCCCATTATCACCCAAACTAGATAAATTTAGGCTATCCCGTGCCGCAATCGTTCCAGTACCATTAAAATTAACCCAAGCCTTCGCAGACCCATTGACCACATAGCTAGTGCCGACTGTTGTTGTTCCGTCTGTGATGTTGGAAACGTTTAGTGTACTCATGATAGGTCTCCGTGGATTGTGGCACTTGTATTCTCTGGATCAAATAGACCAACGGTGCTGCCGATAGTTGTAACAACTCCCACAGACCCTACCGCAGGGCTTCCAAGGGGATTAAAAACCCTATTGTTGTTTGCCGTACTAAAATTGTTACATGTCCCTGATAATGAGTAGTCATCATTAGCCATGTTTGATGTGAAGTTTATAGTGTATTTACCAGTTGCATCATCGACCAAACCACTTACGTTCAGGCTGTCCCGAATAGCTACCGTACCTGTTCCATTAAAATTAACCCAAGCCGCAGCAACCCCTGAGACTGCACGACTAGCTGTTTCACCCGTGGCTTTGATGTTTGTGACCGTTACCGTACTCATGCTAAGTCTCCGTGCCAGTTTGCAGAACAGAGGTCCACATCATTAGATGATGTTCCTCCAGAGCTGGGAAAAGCAAAAGAGTAGAAAGTCATAAAACTAGCACTAATACCCGAACTACTGCCACGACCACCCATGCCTCTGTTGCCGCCTCCGGTTTTTTCACCTATGCCAGTAGAAAACCCATACTCGTCACTATCAAAAGCAGTTGTAAAAGTTATTTTACCCACTCCAGTGCCACCGTCAGTGAGGCTACTTATTGCAAAGCTTTTATTAATGTGCGCTGTGCCTGACATATCCCATTGCGCCCAACATTTGCTGGCCTGTTGCTTCGTCAAAGTAGTGGGACTTGTGCCATCAGCGGCAACAAGTGTATCTGCTTTTAGTGTACTCATTTAAACCACCGTCCATGTTTCTCCAGAGCCGACTGTCACAGTCACGCCTGAATCAATTGTTATCGGCCCTGCACTCATTGCGTTTTTCCCATTCGTAATCGTGTAATTTGTTGTTACATTCTGACCGTTTTCCCAGAATATTTCATCTGATCCGCCGCCCGTAGCACCTGCGGCAATACCAGTTAAGTTAGAGCCGTCACCAGTGTATGATGTTGCAGCTACTGTTCCATCTACGTCAAGAGTAGTAGCTGGCGTCTTCCCAATTCCAACATTGCCTGAACTACCCTCAACAAACAGAGCATGAGTGACAGTATCACTCTCAACCCTAAAATCTACATCGTCATGTGCTTGATTAAATGCTACCTCAGTAGAATTAATCTCAATTGCGTTTCTTAAATTTCCGTCGTTACGGATCATTAGGCGCATTTCACCGTCTGTTGAACCTGCGCCAATGCTGTCTGCTTCTAATTGAATTTCACCAAAAACAGTTGTAGTGCCTCCGTCATCGTCACCTAGATAACGTAGTGTTCCAATCAGATCACCAGCCGCAGGAGATGCACTGTCCCTGCGCAAGTCTAGCCGTGGACCTTCTGTTGCATCAGCATCAGTTGACGTTAAGGTTAGCTGCGTGGAGTTATCGGCAGTGGTAATCGTACATCCATCTGTTGCGGTGAAGTGGCCCTCAATGTCAGCGTGACCTGTGATGTCGATGCCGTCTGATGAGGTGTTTAACCGCAGTGTGCCTGTGCCAGAATCATTATGGAAAAGTTTAACTTGACCACTTGATCCATCGGCTCTGAAATATACAGCAGTACCTCCAGAACCATCGTCACTCACAATATCAACGTCTTCATCGTTATCAGTATTTTGGATAGTCAAAGTGCCTGTGGTGTTGGTGATTGTACTGTTACTGCCGTTGTGCAGGATAGTTAAATCTGAGCCAGCACCAAAGATAGCTGAAACGTTATCTGCAAATGTAGCATTACCTGCATGGGCAGTAGTTGATGCAAAATCTACAGCACCATCAATGTCTACAGCATCTAGGTTTGTTGTACCATCTACGTCAATGTCACCAGAGATGTCTAAAGATGCAAAAACAGAAGTTCCTGTTCCAGTAACAGTGCCACCAACACCTAAGTTACCTGCAATGGTTACATTTGTTGTGCCTGTAGGTATTTCTAATACATCAGCATCCGCATCATTCTTAATTGTTACATCGTTAGTAGAACCTTGGCCTGTAAGAATAAGACCTTCAGCAGCAGTATAGCCAATAGCTGCATTATCACCAGCAGCAGTATCACCTGCTGGCTCTACTGTTCCAGATGTTGTTATATTACCTGTGGCTGCTACAGTGCCTCCGACAACAACATTGCCCACAATGTTCATCGCGTCGAAGTGCGCATTGTTAAAGACGTTTGCCGCTACAGCACCGCTACCTGCCCCATCGAAAAACACAACCGCAGTTTTACCCGCTGGAATTTCATAATCATTACTGGCGCTATACGTTCCCTGAAACAACAATATACTGCGTGACCCAGATAGATTGTTGCGGACGTACACAATTTTTTCAGCATCATTTGGAGTAAGCTGAACATAAGCTGTACCGCCCAAGTCTCCTCCATCTCCAAATATAACTAAACGATTGCGCCCATTAGAGGAGGCTCCGTCAGTAACAGGCAATGTGTTTGGAGAGCCAGAAGAACCTGTTGCTCCTAAAGTTACAGAAACCTGCCCATCAAGAGCAGTATCCAGTAATTCAAAGTTTGTGTTTGTGGTGCTACCCCATGTGCCTGACTGTTCGCCTGTGGCAATAAGCTCAATACCGTTATTCGTTGTATATGTACTAGGCATTTTTTTATCCTATGCTGCCATATCATCCCAGCTTGGAGATTGGGACGGTGATTCGTCACTCCAAGAAGGGGTGGAAGATGGTGTTGTTTCACTATAGCTCGGTTCTTGATTTGGATCAATAGGCCCCCAAGCAAGAGACTGATTTGGGTTAACAGAGTTCCAATCAGCAACTTGCTCTGGAATAATAGGCCCCCAAACAAGGACTTGCGATGTTTTTCCTGTCCCAGAAACTCCTTCTGGGAAAACATTTGTGTTAACTTCAGTTGTGACCGCCCCAACTTGACCAGTTGCAGAAACACCTGTCACTGAAACATTTAGTGAATTAGATGTAGTAACTGATCCGACTTGTCCTGTCGCGTTTACTCCAGTGGGAGAAACATTGGCTTTGGCTACAACTGTAGTTTCTCCGACCTGTCCAGTACAAGAAACGCCCGTGACAGAAACACTTTTTGAAACAGAAACAGTAGTTGTACCGACTTGACCAGTACCAGAAACGCCTGTGACTGAAACACTTCTTGGTATAGAGGCAGTAATTGCCCCAACTTGTCCAGTTCCAGAAACGCCTGTAACTGAAAAATTAGCATTAGCAACTACAGTAACGGAGCCAACTGATCCTGTAGATGGTAGTCCCGTTACAGGAACAACTTCCGCAGTTTCCGCAGTAACAGAACCAACTGATCCTGTGGCGCTAACCCCAGTAACAGATACGATTGCTTCCGCATTTATTGTAGCAGAACCTATTGATCCAGTTGCTTCTAATCCAGTAACTGAAGAATTTGCATTCGCTGTTGTGGTGACAGAACCAACCTGACCTGTCGATTCTAGGCCCGTTACATTTATAACTTCATTTTCGTTTATTGTTACACTACCAACGCCGCCTGTAGCAGCCACACCTGTTTGTGTAACATTTGCTGTGCCCTGCACAGTGACTGAATTTGTCGCACCTGTGGCAGTCGATCCTGTAACTGCAATATCCGCACTCGCGGCAATTGTAACGCTACCAACAGCACTTGTAGCCGAAAGGCCAGTTTCTGGGACAATAGCATCACCGCTAACCGTTACTGATCCTACGGCTCCCGTACCCGCAGAGCCAGAAGCTGAAATGTTTGCTATACCTGTTACAGTTACAGAATCGACAGAACCTGTGGCTTCCAAGCCTGTAACGCCCACATCTGCACTAGCAGCAACAACAACCGAACCTACGGCTCCCGCTCCAGATAGTCCTGTTTGTGGAACATTAGCGTCACCTGACGTAGTGACTGCGCCCACATCGCCTGCACCAGAAGAACCTGTAACATCTACATTAGCCGCAGCATCAGCGATAACTGAACCAACTGCACCTGTTCCCGCAGAACCTGTAACGTCTGTATTTGCTTTCGCTACAACCGAAATAGACCCAACTTCACCTGTCGCAGAGATTCCCGTGACAGAAATATCTGCGGAAGCATTCGCAGTTACAGAGCCAATCTCTCCTGTTGATGAAAGTCCTGTAACAGAGACACTTTCTGGAATAGAGGCTACAACGGAACCAACATTTCCAGTTGCTGATACTCCTGTGACATTTACGTTCTGAGACTGTATAACAGAGGCGCTGCCAACTTCTCCTGCACCAGCGACACCAGTAACAGAAACACTTGAATTGGCAGTGGTTGTTACAGAACCCACACTTCCTGTTGCAGAGACTCCTGTAACAGAAACATCTTTTGGGGCTGATGTAGATACGGAGCCAACTTGACCAGTTGCACTTAACCCCGCAGGCGAAACATTGGCTTTAGCAACAATAGATACAGCACCCACACTGCCTGTAGAGGCCAACCCAGAAACAGGAATATCACTTGCACCAGAAATGGACACTGAACCAATCTGACCTGTCGCAGAAAGCCCTGATACAGAAACCTCTGAATCCGCAGTAGTTGTTACAGTACCCACACTACCTGTGCAGGAAACGCCAGTAACAGAGGTATTTGAAGCTGAATCCGTAGTTGCGGAACCAACTCCACCTGTCGATGACAAGCCTGTAACTGAAATATTTGAAGATGTAATTAAAGTTACAGAGCCAACCGCTCCTGTAGCGGAAAGCCCTGTAACAGAAATGTCTGCTGAAGCATTTGCAGTTACAGAACCCACGCCGCCTGTAGCGGAAAGCCCTGTAACAGATACGCTTTCAGGTATTGAGGCGATTACAGAACCGACTTGACCTGTTGCACTTAGTCCAGTCGGTGAAACATTTGCTTTTGCAACAACTGTTACAGAGCCAACACTACCTGTGGCATCAATTCCTGTAACGGGAATATCACTCGCGCCTGCTGTTGTAACTGAGCCAACTTGTCCTGTACCAGAAACACCAGTTACCGTAATTGGAAGAGGATTGCCCCATTCTCCTTGGGACCATGTTCCTCTACCCCATCCAGTTTGACCAGTGTTTCCTTCTGTAATTTCTAAGTATGCGTAAATAGGTCCACAAGTAGAACCTGCTTGGGCACTATAAAAACTTAGTGTTCCATTATTTATTGTAACTTCTGGAGAACGTAACCAAAAATCATTATTTTGTCCCGGCGTAGTTGTTTCAGCATACAGATAATAATCTCCTGTATTGCCAGAAGTATTACCTGTCCAACTAGAAGGTGTTCCAAAACCATCCCTTACAAAGAAACCGCGACCAGAAATAGTATTTGTGCCAACTGTTTGAAATGTTACAGCATCATAATCTGATTGAATATCATCTACATCTGATAGCTGAGAATTATCAGCAACACTTTGAGTTTGAAATCCTTGGCTTGAAGAAAAGTCAGTAAAACTATTTCCGCCAATATTAAAGTCATCTAACTGAATGTCACCAGTATAAGAAGAACCAGACTGGTAAAGAATAACCAATCTGGCCTTGCAGCCTACAAAGGCTGATATATCCGCAGTACGCTCCGTCCAAGTAGAATTATTCTGCGCGGGTACAGAGATAAGTCTACTAGTTATTCCAGTAGACATAATTTATCTCCTTGGACGTTAAGCTATCCTAATAATAGCGTTACTCGCGTCTGCTGTTGGGAAAACAACTGTAAAGTCTCCAGCAGTTGAGGTCTTATCACCACCGAAGTCCAAAACAATTACAGATGGATCACCTGAAGCACTATCATTATAAATCAATGCACCACGCGCAGTAACTGTTGCGTTGCTGAAGGTAAGATCAGCAAAATCAGTAAGTGCTGTTGTGCTACTTGTGCTAGGGTCAACCCGCGTTAGGGCTGCGCCTCCAGCAGTATAATTAGTGCCACTAACTTCATTTGAAGTTGTGTATGCTGTGGTAGCCGCTGTAAACGATGCGCTATTTGTATACATAGCTAGTTTAAAAGTGCTACCTCCGCTATTTAAAAAGTTGTGCTTGGCTTCGAGAAGCTCTTTCTTAAAGCTCGTACACATGAAGTTTCCTGAAAAGGCCATCTCATAGTCTCCTTATAAGCTCTGCAAGGCTTGGATGCCCAGCATCTGTAAGTGCATTATATACCGTAGTTCTATCACTTTTGATAGCCTCTCGTAAATAAAACTCTATAACTTTCGTAATTTGACGCTCAAAGACACGAGCTTGATCACGAATTGAAGGGTGCGCTGCATCAGAAACGTTGACAATTTTCTTGGCACAACGCTCTGCAATTTCTTCGGGCGTAAACCCTCTGTTGTTGGTTGTATGAACCTGAACGCCAAAATCTTCTGGCAATTCTATATTTAAAGCAGGTATCATGTTTTCTCCCTAATAATAAGACCTGTTCGGTAAGCATCAGTGACTTCTTGTGATTCACCAAAGTTTTTAACGCGCGAAAGTGCTTCTGTAAATCTTTGTGTATAGTTTTGCACAAGATCACCTTCACCTTTCATAAAGGTGTACGCCTCTATTAAACTACCATAAAGAAGTGAAACTGAAGCATTTTTGCTTAACCATGTTGTCCCACTTCCAGAACCAGCAGTCAAAGAAGCAGGTCTGTAGAAGTAATGAAGCTCAACATTGTAATTTGAATCTGGAGTTGGTCCTAGAATGAAGTTATCAACATCAAACTGCGCATAATACCGAGGAGCACCAGTCGTAGAATTGTTCGGGTTAAAAGACTGAACAAAGTTTACGTCTTTAAATAGCACAAACTCTTTGTTGCTGCCGTTTGTAAAAGACAGACTAAATGGAGCCAAATAATCATCAGGTAAAGCAAGATATTGATTTCCTGACGTTAAAGCGCCAGTTTGATTTTTTCTAAATACTTCAAGTTGAGCAATTTTTAAAATGCGCTCTTCGGCATTTTTAATGAATATATCAAGATTATTCACAAAAGTTGTTTCTGTGTTTTCAGTATAATCTTGAATGGCTTGTTTAAGCTGATCGTATGTAAAACTCATGATGTTGTCACCGTTACGCTGCCAACAGAACCAGTGGCAAGCAAGTTATTGGGGGTTAGCCCCCCATCATATTTAAAACCAACTGGATTCCAGCCCCATTGTATGTTGTTTTGCTGTGCCACATTTTGTTCAGGACGCGGATCACGCAATGCTTGTGGGTCTGGTGTAGCCCTAAGAGGTTCAAGTTGTGGCTGTTTTGGTTCCCATTCATCTTTTCCGACAAGCAAGCCATTCCACTCTTTACGCATGTCTCTTAGCCGATAGCGAAAACCTGATCGGTCTGATATTCCATATGCCCATTTTCCTGTAGCATATTTAGACATAACGATAGCTTCTTAAATCAGGAGCAACGTGGAAAGAAGCACGATCACGGTCTTCATCCATTGCACGGTTGATTTCTTCCTCATATATCGCTTTTAGCATCTGCATACGGTCTGGAGCACGCTTAATACTCATATAATATGCCAATCCAGCCGCTAACGCAGGATAAAATCGAAACGGAACCTGCAATGTATTGGTGTAAATATCAGCATCATCCATACGAACCAGAGCGTCATATAAAACAACATCTGTGCTATTATCTGGCAAAGGCCACACTTTTAAGGCAGGATTTATTTGACGATCAACAAAAAACTGTGTTGGTCTACCTGTTGTGGATTTTGTAGGAATGTTAAGATACTCATCTCGACTGATGCGATTTAACGCATAATCTGTTCCATCGCGGCGAACAACAAGAGATAATATGTCAATTACATCTGTTCCAAGATCAATATCACCATCGTTTTCTGTAACGGTAAAGTTACGTTGAGCTATCGTCCATTGGTTCAGTCCACGGTTAGCCCAATCAGCAAACATAAGATTCAAGGACCGCTTTGCGGTCTTCAGGTCATAACCTGTACGAACCTCTAAGCCGCATCGCTCAAAAGCCTCTTCGATGTAGTCAGCTACATCTAATTCAAAATCTTTAGACCCTGATACAGTCATTTCTTCTTCCTTTTAAGGTGGGGCAACAAAGTGCCACCCCACTATAATTTTAAGACAAAAAGATTGTCAGTTCGTTGCTGGACCCTGTGAAAGCACTAATATACGCGCCACTACCAGCCAAAATGCCATCATCTGGAATATTCAAATGGTGCATCCCCACTGGAAAAGTTTGCGTAATTAGAGTTTCGCCCGAACCGCTACCATCTTTAATCGTAAAAGCACCCGCTGCGGCTGCATAAATTACAATTTGACGAATGCGAGAACGAGCAGGACCGACAACAGCCGCAGATGTTCCCTGCGCCCAATTATATGCCTGTACTGGACCTGCCATAAGTTATCTCCTTATGCGCCAGCAGTTGCACCAGTATCTACACGAATCCAATTTGAACCGTCAGAAAATACTAAGTTACCTGTACCGTTGCCTGATGTTTCTGAAGCCTTTAAAGCGTCAGATGCAAAGAAAACCATACCTGTGCTTTCAGATGCAGTTGGTAGATTTGCGAATGTTGATGTACCTACAGTGACACCGTTGCTTGATACAACTGGTCCTGAAAAATTAGTTGCTGCCATGTTTTTCTCCTCTCGTGTCCGAGGTCAACTCTCCATGTTTGCAAATCACAGAGATATATACCGAGCATTATTACTCAGGATCACAATAACACAATCAATAAAAAAAGAAAGGGGCTACCGAAGTAGCCCCAGTCCAACAGGGAGGAGGAGTAAATGAATACTCACACCCCTTTTAGCATACATTACGCTCCGGGGGAACCGAAAACACAACGTGGGTCTGAAAACCCAAAGCTGTAACGCTCACGCGCTTTAAAGCGCATATTGCCTGAATCGAAGTCAGCTTCCATGTTTGTCCGCATTGGCGAACGCTCAAAGTGCTTAAATCCGTTAGGCGCGTCAGTTTTGATGAAGAACGCATCTGGGTCTGTCAAGAAGTGGTTAACAGTGTAACCCTCTGGAAGCATACCCATGTTGCGAATGGCGTTTACATCATTATCGGCTGTGCCAACACGCAATGTTGATTCCAGCAAACGATCCGCAACGAATTGCAGTTGTGGTGGAATAACCATTTTTGTGCCACGCAGAGCAATAATCATATTGCGCTCATCTACGAAGGTTGAGATATCAATCAACGCATTTTCCAACGAAGTTTCGTTGAGGTCCGCCGCTGTTGATGGCTCGTTGCGGAAAGTACCGCCACCTGAAAGTGGATGCGCAGTTGAGCAAAGCTCAACACCGTCACCACCAGCAAAAGTAGCATTAAACGCGTTGTTTAATACTGCTGCTGCTTTAACCTGCTTAGTGTGTGCCATAGAACGCGCAAGCGCCTTCGTATAACGAGCACCAAGACGGTCATACAAGTTGTCTTCGATTGCTTCTTCGGTCAACGCAAATGCGAGAGCAACTGTTTCGTGTGAATAACGAGCAGTGTACGCTTCATTTGCATTGTCGAACTCTACACCAGAACCTTCGGACTTTGTGGGAGCATTCCCAAATCCGACGAGCATCACTTCTTCTTCAAACGCACGGTCTGAAGATTCAGTATCGAATATTTCCGCATGTTGATTTTCATAGCGGTCATATTCCATGCCGAACAGAGCGTTAAGACCCGGTTCTAGCTCCTTAACGAGTTGTGAACGTGAAATAGCCATAACTCAGTCTCCTTACGCTAGACCCGCAGTGCCAGCACTGAACAGGTGATTGTTGATTTTGACAATTACATTCGTATTTGCCGACGAAACATCGCTATTCTCAGGGTCTTGAGAAATGTCGATGGCTTTAAGTGGAAGACCAGCAGTCGTTGCACCAGTTGTGACATCAATTTCAGTGCGGGAATTACCACTTACGGTACTTCCTGCTGTTGCGTCAACAATGTCGAAATTGCCAAACAAATCAGCTACAGGGAATGCAGCGTCAGCTTGGATTTCAAAGGTTGCACTTGGGTCATCAACGACATTTGCGAAAATATCTGTCCCAGTTGCACTTGCAGGCCAGTAGTTGGAATAGATTACATCCCCACTAGAGTCCACATATGAACAGCCATTAAATACGCCCAAAATCAACGCAGTACCACCAGCAGGAGCACGAGTAATAGTTCCGTCAGTGGCAACAAGAACTAAGTCGCCTTGGAAAATACTCGTACCATAGCCAGAGGCAATACGATAACGATTCTGTCTTTGTGAGCTTGTGCTCGTCTTGATTGGGCGAAGGCCGAAAGCAGCGTCTTGATTAGACATCTTTACTCTCCTTCAGAGGCTCCGCGTCCTTTCATTCCAAAGGATACGGAAGATTTACGTTGCGGAGCAAGCTTAGGCATGGCTGAATTGTTTTCACGCATCCAGTCACGATCCACTGCATCCAGTTGATTTTGAGAAACACCTTGATAGTGTTTATTCCGCTGATTAGCCATTTCGACAGGGATACGAGCGAGAACAAGACCACCAACACCAATGATGCCAGCGTTTCGTCCCTCATCTACTACAGGCCCTACATATTCAGGATACTCTTCAGCGCGAACGAGGTCCCAGCCTTCTTGCCGTTTCTTGTGAACGTTAGTTTTATCGTCAAATTCCATTACGGATTCACGAATCCAACGGTGCTTATAACCGAGGGGTGCTTCAGGAGCTTCCAAGGCAGAACCGGGTCGCCATTCCATTGAACGCTCTGTGCGCTCCCGCGTAGTTGACTCGCGTGGTGTCCGATTAGCCATATCAATCTCTCCTGTTTTGCTCTAAACGAGCTACTTCTTTTGCGTAACGATCTAACGGAATACGCATTTTTTTGGCAAAAGCCACTTGACCGGGTGTTAGTTCCACCGACTTTTTCCGCCCTGATTTTACAGACCGTCCATTTCCAGACGCAGGAGCAACAGTTTGGGCGTTAGACCGTTTCTCCGAAAACTTGTGAGGCATTTCTTTTCGCATACGAGAGTCGATTTCTTTGTAATAATCTTCAGTCGTAGGATCAAAGTCTTCCTCTAAAACTAACTGTTCATGAATGGCTTGAGCCGCACGAGTCATAATGCGATCTGATCCAAACCACTGATTTTTGTCCATCCACTTTTCCAACTTAGGGTCACGTTGAGGCGCTTCCTGTTGTGGAGGTGGGGCATATTGCTGTTGTTGCGGCTGTTGAGCTTGCTGGTCTTGCTGTTGAGCATTATTATCACGAGCTATTCTAGCTTTTTGTGTGCTAACCTTGTCTTTAGCAACTGCAATTTTAGCTAAAGCTTGTTGGGCTTTCGCAGCCTTTTCATAGTCTCCAGCTTCATTAGCTTCTTGCAGAGCACGAATGGCTTGCTGCTCTTGAGCATTTAATCGGCTTTCAGCTTCATTGTTGTATGCCCCATTAAGCTGCTGCAAACGACCTTTCATTTGCTCGTTTTCAGCCTGCATTTGTTGAGCATACTGAACGGCAGCTTGAGCTTCCTCTGCTGCTTGCTTACGCTTTGCTGTTAATTGATTGATTCGACGCTTTACAGAATCACTGTAACTATCTAACTCATCATCTCCTGAGTTTTTTTCCTGAACATTTGTTCGGGTTTCTTCTTCTTCATCATCAGAAGATACTTCAATAGCTTGATCGTCTTGATCATCATCAAGCTCAACTGAGGTATTGCTTTCAAGCTCTTCGCTTTCACGAATTTCTTCAGACATAGCCATTTTCCTTGCTCTCCGTTACCTTATACATATGAAATGTCTTTTGGGTCAAGGATCGTAGCGATAATGTTATCGTCATTTATGATACGAACCTCAAGACCTTCTACTTTGAACCTATTTCCGCTATATCTTCCTATAAGAACCCAGTCCTTTTCATTACACCAAGGACCATTTGGGAACTTCTGGGTGTCCATATAGGCATCAGGGCCTAATTTCACGACATAAGCTGCTACCGTAGCAAAAGATTCACGCTCACGAACCTGATCAGGAACGATAATGCCGCCTTTTGTCTTTTCACTAGGGTAATAAGGGATGATAAGAACACGATAGCCCGTAGGCTGTGGTAGTCTTTCCAGTGATGAAGCTTCCATCTGGGATGGATCATCTTCGTTTTTATTTTCCGCGCCTTTACCAAACGCGTTCTCAATGGGCTTTGGCATTGCCTTTGCGCCCTTTGCAACCTTGTCCGCTGCTACAGCAACGTGCTCTGGTACAAATAACTTTTTAGTCATCTGCGTACTCTATACCTTTCATCGCGGCTCTTAATTCTTCTTCGACGTAGGCCATGCCGCGTATTTCACCTACAATATACCGATACTCATCAAAAGTTTGTATCGAACCATCCGCAAGCTTGTCTTTTAGACGAACATCGCGCTCACGAATGCTTTTGTATAAATATTCTGCAAGATGTATTGCGTCCATACCGCATATAGTATGCAATTATGCGGGAAACACAAGAGATATTACCAAAAAGTCAGAAGATACCTTGGAACTTCTGGGGTCTAGCGATTTTGCTAAACTTTTTTAGCCGCTTTTTTCTTTGCGGTTGTTTTTTTCTTGGCGGCTGGCTTTTTCTTTGGCTTTGGTTTTGGCTTTTCAACCCACGCTTCATTTTCTGGGGTACTTGGGTCATCTTTTACAAAATGTCCTTCTTCCGTTCGCGCCCTGACTTTTTCAACTGCTGCATCAAATCCCTTTTCAACAGCTTCTTGAGCATTTTTTACAGCTTCTTGAGCATCTTTCGCTATGCGCTTGGCAGAACGAATTTGCTCTATAATCTTTTCTCTAACAGATGAAACCATCTTACTGTCCTTTCATTTTTGCATTCACAGCAGCAATATCACGCTGCGTTTGAATGCGCTCTTCAGCAACGCGAGAACGCTCATCTATAGCTTTTTCTTGGGCATCTATGCGTTGCTGCGCTATAAGCACATCATTGCGCTCCTTTTCACGGTCCATTTCCTGACGCGCATCAAATTCACCTTGCTTACGCTGCAAGTCTGCTGCTTTTAGCTGCAATTCTTGCTGCCTTATCTCAACGAGAGGGTCTTGACCCTCTTCCTGCGGAGATACAGCCTGCACAAGTTGTTCTGTCATGTCCGCTGCTATTTGTGCGGCCCTTGCGTCGATCTGAGGCTTTAACTGCATCATAATCATCTGCATTGGGTCTTGCGGCATTGGGCCTTGCGGACCTTGCTGTGGAGGCATCATCTGAGCCTGCTGCTGCATCATCTGCATTTGTTCTGGTGGGATTTCTGACATTATTTCCTGCTGTGCTTGAGCCTCCGCCAACAATCCAATGTGCTCTTGTATATGCCCTTGCAGGACCACAAGCGCTTGTGGGTTTAATTGCATCGCAGGAGTAGACATAACAGCCATATGAGCTTCAATGTGTGCTTCATGGTCTTGGTCAGGGAACGCTTGCAACGGAGCGCCCATAAGAGCGTTCTGGTTCTCCTTGGATGGATTTACAGGTTGTGGCTGTGGAGGCGGGGGGAGTATAGCGTCAATGTTATTAACGCCTAAAGCCTCATACATTTTACGATATGCTTGGTACAAACCCTGTGGGCCACCGTGAATCTGTGGGTTAGATTGCACTAACTGCAATTCAGTTTGCGCCAATGCAATCCTTTGTGACATCGAAAAGATGTTTGGATCAGATACAGGCAAAACATCTACACGCTGATCGAAATCCTGAACAAACACTTCTGGACCCATCTGCATGTCAGCAGCATATGGATATGCCTGAATGGTTTCGGCAAATATTCTAGAAAGAAGCTTAAACTCAATTTTCTGAGAATAATGCAAGCGCTTATGAATCGCGGACATAACTTTCGTGCCACGCTCCATGATTGCCATAGTGGTTCCGACAGGCGTTTCACCGCTCATCTCACCAACCTTCATGTCAGCCATAGAAGCGAACCTGCGTCCTGCGTCTACAAGCGTCCCTAGAAGGTTATAAAGCGTCCCTGAAGGCTCTTTGAAGGGGAGCGGCATCAATGAGCCTTGCAGGGTGCCTCCAACCACATCAATATCGCGGAACTCACCCGGCTGAAGGGGATTATCTTCATCGCGGATACGAGCGCCACGGGCTTTAAAGCCTGCTGGAAGATTGGAGAGCGTGCCTGCATCAATCAATTGACGCAAAATAGATGTAGATGCTTGTGCTAAACCGCCAATCATGTGCGTTAAGCCCAAGCCATAGAATCCAAGACCCGGCAAGAATTTATAATGCACGAAGTATTGCTTCGCACGCCTCATCGGGTCCATTTCTTGATAGTTGCGGCGAATGGATAAAACATCTCCGCTATCAGCAACTACCGTAATAATGTAAGGAAGTTTCAGTCCTGTAGGGGTTCCATCAGGGCCAATATCCTCAAAGCCTTCAATATCAAGGCTTGTGTGAATCTCATATAAAGTCAATTCTTCAGACGGTCCACTAGGATGAACGCCTTGAATATCATCAATTGACTCTTCAACTTCACTCATAGCCGCAGTGTCACTTTCAGACTCATCTGGCAAGTCAATGTCACGATAAAATCCAGTTAACTGTAGCTTTCTGACTTCATTAGAATCCATTGTTATGCGATGTGTAATACGCGGAGAAGATAACAAATCAGTAGCGCCATAAGGTACAACCATGTCTTCAGCGTGAATAAACTTGCTAACAGCGCGACCCTTCAAAGGATCGAAATAAACCTTCTTAAACGTAGAACCAATGACAGGAAGATAAAAAAGCATCTGATCCAACTCAGGATCATACTCTTCCATTTCATAGGTAATCATGTAATTCATGTAGTCTTTGACACGCTCAGATTGCTTAACAAGAATTTCATTTTGAGCGCCAACAACCGCTGTGCGAACAGGCCCAGTGGCTGGCAATAACTCACGATAAGCCTGCGCTTGAAATTGAGTCACACTTTCAGCAAGCAATGGGTGAATAACGCCAGAAGAACCCTCGAAAGGCTCTGAACGCTCTTCTGTCTTCATTCCTAAGAACTCTAAACCACGCTTGTAAGTATCTTCCCAGTCTTCACGAGAAGCTAAGTCATCTTCAATGGAATTTACCAAGTCAGATGAAATGCGACCAAGCTCGGCTTCATCAACAACTTCTGCTAGGTTCCCATCAAAAGGAACAGGCTGGATAGGTGGCTGATCTTCTTCATACTCCCCTATAACCGCACTGCCATCATCAAATTCAGTAACTCCCGGCTGCGCAGGCAAATCAATTACGTTTTGAAGAGATTCAGCTTCCGCAATCATTGGGTCTTCAGGCAATCCACCTGCACCTAATCCACGTTCGACTGCCATTAGAAAATATCCTTTTCGTTACCCTCAATCGGCTCAAGCGTATCAATGTCGTCAAAGTCAGTTATGGGGCCACCCTTTTCCCAAGCATCACAAACATTTTCAGCTTTGCAAGCAAATTCAAACTTTACGCAATATCCCACGCCTTCGACATCCATTTCAAGACCACTGCTCAAGCAATCAAGCATTTTAGACTTAATGCTGTAATAACTGCAAGTTCCGCACATTTCTTTACCGCCCTCTGATGGGCCATAAGAATGCTCTTTAATAACATATTCACGATTTTCAGAATTTAACTTAGAGTCCTGAGTCGGAAGAGGACAAACAAATTCCTCTTCCTCTATCTCGTACATATCGTCATCAACAACTTGGTTAATGCCTGACTTCAACTCATCCATGTCAATGTTGATAACGATTTTAGCCATTTACTTTACTCCAGCAAACTTGCATGTCCATAACCGCGAACTTTGCCGCCGCCCATGTATTTCTTAACCGCACCACCTTCCATGTACTTCATGGCAGCTTTGGGGTCCATTTTCTGCTGCACTTCTTCAGGCAGCTTTGAAAATCCTTTATATTTCTTTGGTGTATTAGGCATTAGCTTTGTCCTTTATATTTTCCGCCACGCCCCTTCATGACGCAGCCCATTTTTGGTTTCTTTCCGCCCTTAACAACGCCACCGCTCTTAAATGGAGTAGGCCGTTTTTTAGGCATCTTTGCTTTGGACTTCTTTCTTCTCTCATTTGCCTTTTCTTGTGCAAACCCCATCATTAGTTTTTCAAGCCTACCTGCATCGTCGTGACCTGTGCTGGCATAATGCGTTGCACCTAAACGATTCATTTTTTCCCTAATATTAGGATCACTAATAGAGTTATTTAAATATTTTTCAAACAACAGGTCCTCAAATTTTCGTGCGTTTTCGCCTCCGTATTGATATGCACCGCCACGAGTTTTCTTCAAATTAATGGGTTTACGTTTTTCAGCCATCAGTAATATTCCCTTTTTCTGCGTGCATACGCAAGTTCATCTTCATCGTCATAGTCGCTCGGAGTGGTGATAAAACCACCTTGTCTAAAACGTAGTATAGCCTGAGTCATCGAATCCGCCAAGTCATCATGTTCACCATTCGGAAATGCAGCACATTCTTCCATAACTTCATCAGCAAAATTAGCATCTGGTGCCCACACCATGCCACTCTCAAAGACAGGAGCGCACGCGTGCATGCGTGTAAACTTATCCGCACCCCTACTGGGCGTAAAAGGCGTTACAGGTATGCCCATGCGCCTTAATTCTTGCGTGAGAGGCATACCACTAGCCTTTTGCTCCACAAGAACCATGTCAGGCTCGTATAAGTCGTATAATTCATTCGCCTGCTGCTTTAACTCTGGAAACTCCCAACGACCACGAACCGCGTCAAGCAGCACAATGTGATCCTCTCTCGTTTCATCATTGTGAAAAATACCCCAAGTCGTAATAGCACTAAAGTCAGCCCTGTCAGACTTACTAAATGCCGTATCATAACTTTGGATAATATAGCTGCATGCAGGTGGATCATCCTTTTCCCACACGTTCCACCACTCACGCTTAATAATAGCGCCCTCTTCAGCAGTGGGGTTCTGCATATACTGCGCATTCCACTTGGCTACAGGGATAGAAGCCTTAACACCCTCAAGCTCATCAAGCGTCCAATACTCAGGCCAAAGAGGATCACCAGACGGCATAATAGCAGGAAACTCAACAACTTCCCACTTATCAGCGCCCTTTTCACTCTGCTTCGCCAAAACCTTCGCCGTCAGGTCACGAATAGACCACCGCGTCATCACAATGATGATAGACCCACCGGGCTGCAAACGCTGCCGTGGACCAGAAGTGTACCACTCGTAGATATTATCTAACGCCGTAACACTCAGCGCGTCTTGTTCGGAGACAGGATCGTCGATAATCGCAAGGTCAGCGCCGCGCCCCGCGAGAGCGCCACCGACACCAACCGCATAATACTCGCCGCCACCGTTCGTACTCCATCTACCACTCGCTTTGGCATCCGAAGCAAGACTGACATTCGGGAAAACATCCTTGAACTCCTCACTCTCAATTAAGTTTTTAATCTTACGACCAAAGCCAACAGCCAACTCAGCCGTGTGAGTCGCCTGAATAATCTTTAAGTCGGGCCTTCTACCCATCAACCAAGTGGGAAACAGATAACTCGCAAACTCAGACTTCGTATGTCTAGGCGGCATGTTAACAATCAAACGCTTGATTTTGCCGTCCGCAACGTCCTGTAACTTCTGAGCGTAAATCTTGTGATGCCTGCCCTCAATAAACTGAGGCCAAACATACTTTACAAAGTCCATATAACTTTTTTGCTTCTCAGTGCGCTCATCAAGCGTCTTTAAACGCTCCAACATAGGAGCAACCTTGGCTAACTCCTCATCTGTTAGATACTTGGAAAAATCACTAGTCAGGTCGTTCAATGCCAAGTCTCCGCGCAAGATTGTTTAAGGCAAACTCAAGATCAGAACCACTCATGCCCTCACCAATCATTTCTTTTTTCTTGTTTGTAAATTCAAGATTGGCTGATTTAGGCTTGTTTTCAGAAAGAAACTCCTCAACAAAATCAAATCCAGATGTGGCCTTCGGATCAACGACTTTAAAATCAGGGTTGTTAACTCTATCCGCAAGTTCTGTATAAACATCCATAGGCATAAAAGTCCTATCACCTACTGCAATACTGTTTTCAGCAGCAACCTCACTTAACCTTTCTGCAAAACCCTCTCCAAAAGCAGGTTCGTTTATAAGATTTACCGCCGATTGTGTCACCGTTTGATTGTTTATACCCGCAGGGGACCCTTCAATCATATCTACTTTTGGAATACCGCTGCCAACTTTAACACCCTGTTTAGCTATTGAACTTGGGTCAAACCCTTTGCCACCACCACCATCAACAGATGCGTCATATGCACGGCCTTGATTAACTTCATTGCCTCTGCTTCCACCCAAGAACGGAACAGACTGATTTCCTCTTGTGCTAGGCGTTCTAGGCGTATTCATCCGTGCCAACGGCAAGAATGCCTCATCAAAGCCAGTAAATAATTTGCTATTCGTGAACGGAATTCTTGGACTCATTTCTCTAAAACGAGACAAGCCTCTGTGAGTCGGAAGAATAGCTCTTGAAAAAGCCTCACTAACGCGAGTTCCAAGACCCTTTCCTATGTTAATTGTTGGATCAAGAAGCTCAGTCGCAGTAATCGTAGGATCATATGTTCTAACAGGTCCTAATTGAGCCTGCCTTGCTCCAACTTCTTTAGGACTGTTGTAATAAGCTCCAGCAGCATCAATATCCGCAACCCTGTCTCTTTCAACAATTAAAGCTTGTCTTGTAGAAGGGTCTTTTTCACCTCGAATTTGTTGATTTAAATCTTCTAAAATCCTTCTCTGGCGGCGGAAAATAGACTCAGGACTACCAGTACCAAATTCATGGCTTCCTAAGCCTGCTTTTCTTTGATTTAGGTGTTCACCTTCGTGGCGAAGTATTTCTTTAAAGTTTGCTGAACCTACTGGGGCTTTATCACTTATGGATATGCTGTTGTCAGATGGATCAAACCACCCGCCGTAAGGCCCCGTGTTTTTAACTTCATAAGGTATATCTGATGTGTCTATTTGATTTGATGGCTTAACAATACCAATAACCTGATTCGACCCACCGGGTCCTGAGCTATAAACTTTAAGACCATGAAGGCGCTCAATTTCAGCGTTAGACAAACCTTGATTCCTTAAATCAATATATCTTCTCCACGCTTCTTTGCTGGAATACGGAAGCTCAAAACCACCCACATTCGGCTTAACCGCAGGGCCATCAGGACCATAAAAAGACTCACCAAGCTCACCTCGAAGCGCTTTGCTCACATCACTGCCCTTAATCGCAGAACCAATACCCTTAAATACAGGCTTCACAGGAAGACCTGCGCCCACAACAGTCGCAATGTCGCCCAGTTTATTCTCCCTATGCGCAGTTGCGTATTCAGGATTTGTCGCCATATTTATCGTATGCCAAGGTTTATATTTGAAGTAATCATTAGTCAAAAGAGTCTTGGCGCTGTCGTAAACCTGCTCTCCAGCGTCCTGTATGCCGCCAAAAAGATCAAAATCAGCAATTTCTCCAGTCTGAGCAAAGTCGCCAACAAGAAGAGAACCTAAACCACGCGCAGAATCTATCGCAGCCTGCTTCGGATTGTTGTAAATATACTCCCCAACATCACCAACAGTATCACTCGCAATCTCCCCATAACTCTTACCAACAATAGGAGTGTGATCCGCTATGTAACCCGGCAGAGTATAATCACTCGCTCCACCTTCTCTTTGCAAAAACTCTGGATCACTCGCAATATTACCAGTGTCAGGACTCGTAAATGGATCAACTGGAACACTATAATCTTCTTGCAAAAAAGAAGGCAGATTAACTACTGGAGAAGGAATAATCTTTCTCTTCTTTTCTTCTTCCTCTTTCTTCTTCGCGCCGCGATAACTGTCGTAAATACTCCCACGACCACGCTCACTTACCATGCCGCCGTTCGCAAAACCCTGAAAAAATGTATCAATGTTTCTATACATATCAGCCCCTCATAGAGCGCATAAACATGTCAATGTTAGGAGTTACAACTCCACCACGATTAAAACGCGGAGTGCGAATAATCATACCTTCACTTGAATCAGGAACAGGACTTGGCGGAGAAGGGTCTATTATAATAGGAGGGTCTTCACGGTCAATTTCTCTGAGACTAATCTTAGGCGCAGTGAAATCCTCTTCAGCCTCTTCATCAACAGAACCACCGCCGTCATCACCAAAATCAACCACTGACTTCTTGGGAATAACAATGTCAGACTTAATTAAATTACCACTGTCGTCATAAACATATCCACCCTCGTTAGAAGAATACCCAAGATACTCACCGTCATTCTTCTGAACGCCAAGTAAATTACCGCTACTATCGTAAACAGGAATACCCCCACCAGATGCAAGAATATTAGCCATCTCTTGGCGCTTCTCTGTGTCCGCACTTTGCGCCCAAGATAACAAAGGACCACCAAACGGAATCAAAGAACTTATTAAAATCTGACCCAATCCAGAACCCATAAAGTCCTCGGCAAAACCAGCACTCACACCAAAATTAGAAAGAACTGAATCAGCAACACCTGTCTTAATAGGATCACCATCACTGTTGTAACCAACAACCGTATCAGTATCTTCTATCTGCGTCCCAGTTATAACCGCAGCAACAGCCTCGTTAATAGCATCCTGCGTTGATTGATCAATTAAACTGCCCTGATCTAAGTCAGCGTCTATTAGTTCAGGATTATCCATATCCATCGAAGGAACAAGACTCATTCCTTGCTGTATAGATTGCTTTTGATCCACACTAGGCATTTGATCGCCACGAAGATCAAAGCTTGGAGCCTCAGAATCAACAGGAAATAAATTCATGTCTTCTTCAGGATCACGAATGTCAAATTCTGGAATCACAGGCTCAACAACATCTGGAACAACGGATTCTGAAACATCAACCTCTGGAACAGGAGGAACAGATGAAGAAGAACCCGTCCGTACCATCTCAGCTTCAGAAAGCCTGCGAGACTCATTTATCCCATCGTTGTCTCCAGCACGAGCCGCAATAGCGTCAGCAATCGCATCCCTGTCACCACTTCGCGCAGCAGAAGCTAAAGTCGGCAACTTATCCGCCCAACCAGTGCCGTAGTTATACGCAATTGAAGTCAAAGCAGCCTGTGTCGCAGGGTCCATCGCGTAAAACGTATCCGCACCAACAGCATCAACAACACTAGGAACAAACTCAGTCGTTAATCTGCGGTTTAAATCAGCCTCCGCTTCCTCCAACGTTACAGTCATGCCCTCCTCAATCCGCGTAACCTCACCAGTTATAGGATCAGTCTTCGTATCACTGCCGTAACCAGCACGATCAG